TTCATTGAACATCTTTACAATACATTCCGTATTCATAAACCATTCCAAGACTTTCCTGATAGCATTCATGTTGAGTTTGAAGTTGTCTACAATCATGATTGTATCGGAGAGTACACTCCTGAACCGCACCGCATACTCATATCGACCAAGTATTGTAAGACCCTCGAAGCTGTTATCTATACCGTACTGCATGAGATGATTCACATGCGTATGTATTTAGACAATCCAAAGTCTGAAGAATACGTAGAACACAATCAGAAGTTTGATGCCTACAACAAACAAGTCTGTGCCATGTACTTCCTTGACCCACAAGAACTTTAATATATAATAGATATAACAAATAACATGGAACTTACTTATGAGTTACAAGTCGGTATTGGTTATATCAGATTTGCATATACCCTATCATCATCCTGATGCATTTGAATTCTTAACTCAACTCAAGAAGAAATATAAACCAGATCTCGTTGTCAATATTGGAGATGAGATTGATCAACATGCTATTTCATTTCATAATCACCACCCTGACCTGAAGTCACCTGGTGATGAGTTACGTGAAGCGAGAAAGCATTGTCAAGAGTTGCAGAAAATTTTTCCAGAGATGACCTTGGTACATTCAAATCATTCATCATTAGTTTATCGTCGAGCCGTGGCCCATGGCTTAAGCTTGGAGTATCTGAAAAGCTACAATGAATTCTTACGGGTGCATGAAGGATGGAAGTGGGTGGATGACCTTAAGGTAACCTTGTCTGATGGCAACAAATGTTTCTTTACGCATGGGATGTCAGCTGATGTCATGAAGGTGGCCCAACAATATGGAATGAATACTGTCCAGGGGCATTATCATTCTAAGTTTAAGATTGAATACTATTCTAATCCTGACAAGTTAGTCTGGGGTATGCAAACAGGATGTCTCATCAATCAAAAAGAATTAGCATTTGAATATGCTAAGAATTTTAAATCCAGATTCATCATCGGTTGTGGTATGATAATAGAGGGGCAACCTAAACTCATGCCAATGATACTTAAGGATGGTGGACGATGGACGAAAACGATAGTTTAATTTCTGAATTAGATTCCGAACAAGCAAATGCAATTGACTCAGTCATCGGTAAAAAGATTTGGAACATCGAAGTCTTAGAAGAAGGTGATCAATCGATGGTAAAGATTATGTTCTCGGAAGATGAAGAGACAGATTTCATTCTTTTACATGCTGAAGGGATGGATATGTACATCGTTAATGCAAAACCTAAGGTCACACACTAAAAACGACCCACACAATCGCTCTCTGTTGCACGATCTCATGTTAGCCTAGGGTAACCTATCATAAAATAACGATCGTTTAACAGTGATTCTCATGAAAAGCCGTAGGCATATATCCTAGTTTTTACTACTGTATTACATGTATTACAGGCGCATAATAAAGATTCGATTAACAAGGAGACTATTATGTGGACTAAACCAGCAGCAACTGAAATGCGTTTCGGTTTTGAAGTTACAATGTACGTATGTAACAAATAAAGAAAGGGGCTTGCGCCCCTTCTTTGTTAGAATACATCGACTAATCTAATCTTACTATCATCTGATCGCTTGAAGTTGTAAATCTTCTGGATCAATTCAAGATACTGTTCAGCCTTACTACAATCATAGAGCTTGCCTTTCTGAAAAGATAACTTACTTAAGAACTCATTGTGATTATATTTAGGATGAGTGAATGCTTCCAGCATAGCATAGATAAAACCACGACGTCTGTACCCATCATAGTATTGTGCTACCTGGGTAATCTTGTCTGCATTTTCTGTCGCTAGATTATAATCTGCAACTTTAAATGTACCATGATTGAATGCTTCGATGTGATGACCACCCGCACTCGTCCTGTTAGTCAACAGAGCATTGGTTTCATTGTGACCAAAACCATACTTGTTTTTGAAGTCACGATACAACATATACTCTTGCATACCTAACTTACAATAACCATCCATGTAAGAATCAGCAGTCCAGTTTTTAGAGTTGGTGTTCAATCGATGCACATCAGCTAGGTCTAACCCATTGACTTTAATATAGTTAATCGGTTTACCTAGTTCTTTTGCTGCATTGAATCTATGTTGTCCATCAATGATCTGAAACTTATGGTTCACAATGATTGGAACCGTAATGTACTTCTCTTTGATTGACTCTTTTAATCGTTTGAGATGCAACTTATTGATACTTCTGTTGCCATCGATAATCTTAAACATTGAATAATCATTGGTCGTTATGACTTGATTGATTGTTTTCATATATATTTCCTTATAAAGTTAATAACAAACTACGACATCATTACATATCTGACAGACTTGCATTGATCCATCAGGTAAATAAATGGTTTTGGTTTCACAAGCTTTGACTACCTTTGCAAAACCGATCAACGCTGTAATAATAATCACAGCAATCCAATCATTTTTTGACATGATTCCCTCCGCTTCCTTCACTGGTTCTTCTTAAGCGTTCGCTTCTCATCTTCATCTGAGCAATACGCTCCCTAAATATATCCTTATCCATACCGATAACATCCATGCATAATTCAAACATCACGTTGTCATCATAGATAAAGTGTGCCGCTTGATCGACTAACAACTTCGGTGATCGATAACCTAAGAAGTCATGCAAGGCATTCTCTAAAATGCCAAGCAATAATCTTCCGCGCCAATCATCCTCTGCAAAACTTCGATCAAACATCCTTTTATAGAGTGGGTCTGCATTTGTGTTCATGATTATTCCTTACTAATTTTTCTCATGACATCACTGATTGCATTTTAATATCCATGAATGTATCAGGGCCTAATGCACTGAGTGCCATCTTATTTAACTCAAAGAATTCAGCTAACTTCTTTGCTTTTGTTTCCGATGGCAATTGACTATCACCTATTTTCTGTGACATTTCAATCATCGTCTTCTTCATGGCATCCTTGTCTTTCACCTCAATCGGATCCTTGCCAGGTAGATTGAGGCTTAGGACTTTTTTACTTCTTCAGGTGCCTTTCTTTGTGGTAGTTTGTCTGCAATAGACTTACTGGATGCTGCATTACCATCATCATCTTCAGGCGCAATACCACAGGCGGCCATCAATGAATAACGTCTTGCATAAGTTAATGCTGACCCATAACCTTGTGCATTTTGTTTGTCAGCGGGGACATGAATCGTTCCACCACTGATTTGTTCACCACTTTCATGCATAAAGATGGTTTCTACTTTCACACCATTATCACAGTCATGAGTCTTTTGTATCAGGGCAAACCCATGATTGTTGAGGGCATCTAACACGGCTTCAACACACCCTGATAGATCGACATACTTTGATCTAAAGTGTGGGTTGGTTGATGTCTTGAGTGCGGGTGCAAACTCTCTTTGTGCTTCTACAAATGACTTAGCAGTCACCGAAATTTTCTCTGTCATAATTATCTCCAAAGTAAGTTAATATTAATTCACGACGTCTACGTTTATCGACGATGCGACGTGAAATGATTTGTAAGAACATCTCATCATCTTTTTTATCTTGTTCGTATTCTTCCTGTCTGATGACAGTTTCGTACAAGTATTGCAAGTCATCCATTACCGACCTCCCTGATACGTAATTTAGATGCACGGATTGTTCGTGCGGGTTTAGCGGGTACCACCTTTTCAGGTGTGGCTTTATAGTTAATCATCGTCCAAGTCACATGAAAGTCACCCGCCTTTGCATAGGCATGATCACGCATGTCTTTCATGATCTCGACTTCGAGTTCCTTTTGACGTTCTTCTAATTCAGTAATCATGTCTCTGATTTCAACAATCTTTTTAACATGATCGGCTTTATCAGAGAGATCAATCTCAGTCTTTTCAGCTTCATCAAAGATCGATGCAGCTTCTCTTGTGTCCTGGATGTCATACCATTCCACTTCATCATTGTTTTTATACTTATCCAAGCGACGTTGGAAGTCTTTGATGGCCTCATGCATTCGGGCAATCACTTCCTCATCTCTTTGATATATAAAGACTTTTAGCGTGGTTCCTTTGTATAGCACACACACGGCACCCCATGTTGCGCCATACGTATCCATCTGCATTTGCAGTTGTAACACACCACGATAGAGGGGTAATTCATTCGCTGATTCCACGTCATGAGCCGTGAGTTTAGCTTCTAAGATTCCCTCACCTTTCATCACAATCTGATCGGCATTGGCACAGATAATGCCTTTGTCAATGTCTGTCATGATTGTTTTTCCGTTCCCTTTGACTGAACCGTCTAAGCTACAAGCAAAAGGTAAGGTTTGATGTTGGTAAGGTTTATCATGGTTTGTCTTTGGATTGCCAAGTCCAAGCCGCACCGCTGATTCATTGAGGATCATAGACTCGAGACGATTGCCCCAGTCCATTGATTCATTGGATTGAAACGGTGGCTCGATGCCGTTGATCACGTCCATCTTTTCTTTGAGTAGTTCATTGACCGTCTTAAAGCGTGATGCACCCATTAATACAGGCACTTCAGACGCTGAGAGTTGGTCATTCGGTGTAAGTTTACCGACCATTGTGTTCCCTTTCATTTAATAGTTCTAAAAAATTGTCAAGATCATTGACCATTGCAAACCAATCATCCATAGAAATATCACCACGTCGTTCTAATTCAAAGACGTAGTTAATTAATTGTCTGATTTTAGTTCTGAGTAGAGTTCTTTCTTGTTGAGTTGTCATTATCATTACCTTTCTCGGTTTCGTTAATACATTCTAATTTAGTCTTTAGATAGACTGTCGCATCAGGGTTTATCTGTTCAAATGCAATTCCCTTTTGACAGATAATGCTGCGTTCCCTTTCATTATAAGATATCTTTAAATTTATTGCAAGATCATAGATTGATGCGCCTAACATTCCACTAAGGAATATCAGACTGTAAGTTTTCAGTTTCGCTTTCATGCGTTCCCTTTCTTAATAAGTAGTCTTCGATGGCAAGATCATCCAACCAATCCTGGCCATCATCAAACCCACAATAGCTTGTGCGTTCCCTTTCCTGGTTCATGCGTTCCCTTTCCTATATGGGTAAAAATAGAATAAAATATGAGATAAAGCCTAAGATTGAGAACAAAATAAAACCCCCTAAAACGTCCATAATGGCGTTTCTAAGGCGTCTTTTCTTAGCTATATCTTGTAGCATTTCAGAATTAATATCTGATAAGTAACGGTCAAAGTTATTCATTTGAAACCCTTTCTTTCATTGGTTGATATTGATCAAGTATAAATTTCACCATAGTATCTGTTAGGTAATGGTGTTTTTTCCACGCGTTAACGGTTAGAAAATCATTGACATAGGATAAATACAATTGATCAATAGTTAAAGAATGATCAAACCCTTTTGGATAATATATATTGATAGGTAACTTATTCATTATTGATCCCTTTCAAGATGTTCGCGTGCATTTTTGATACGTTCTCTTATCATCATTTCAAGATAAGTTAGGTTATAAATATACTCTTCTGTAGATTGAACCCCCCCTAACTCTTCTAAGGGTTGCATAGCTTGTTCAATATCTGTAATGACATTGTTATTAAGTTTCATAATATTACCTTTCATGGTTTGTTAATGATTTGATTTTAATTCTTTAATATGTGAGTTAACATCACGTATAAAGAATGACCATTGATTATTATTGTATTTATAACCCTCTTTAGTGAGTAAATCAATCAATGCAATTGTGGTATTAATTGACTTATTATCATAATATTCCATCATTTTAGAATATAGATAATGATCATTGAATACTATTAATGATAGTTCTTTGTTTGAATATTCTCTTAAATCTTTCATTTTGTTACCTTTCATAGTTTATAAATGATAAAAAAAGGGGTATATTTCAACCCCTATTATTCATTTGTATCTTTATTCCAAATAGCTAGATCAAGTTTATTTTCTAAGCTTTTTAATAATACAGATGCTATTGAATTACAATCATCTAGAATTAAGCCGTAGAAATTACTCATTCTACCTACTTTTTCATTGTGAAATAATACATCGCCTGTTGATGGATACATTGGAATAGTGAATCCAATTTCTCTTAATGATTGCTCTACTTTAGTGTTTGTTGTTATTTCCATTTTGTTACCTTTCATAGTTATTAAAATGATATTACAGTTACGATATTAGATATCTGTTTTAAGCTTGTCAATAGTTATTTGAAAATAGTATCAAGGCCAGGATAATGATAAGTTTTGCTTATGGATAACAATGACTTATTGAAACGGTGTTAATGATAGGGTTTACTTATCACGTTTAATAGGGATTGATATAAGCTAGTTTAATTTAAGTAAGTTAAAAGTATCTTTAAACCATACCTAGGTTATTCAATTCCAATTTCAAACAGGGGTTAGATGACATCCATTTACTTGTGGATAACTATGTGGATATCCTTGTGGATAAGTGTGTGGATATCCTGTGGGAAACGACCTTATGGCCCCCCACTCCCTTGCCTATCGATATAGGTACCATACTCAAATTTTTGCCAGTTTTCTCAAAAGTCTTTCATTCGATATCCTAAAGACATTTTGTTTGTCTATAGGGTCCATGTCTCGCCAATTCACAATCTCGTCTCGCAATCGACCACAAGATATACATATCTCTTCATTCTCTATAGACTCAAGTCGACACTGGAACGTGCATGGCGAGTTGTTAAAGTGATCGGAACTGGTTGTCATATTTTTTATTTATATAAAAAAATGTTAACGTGTGTGTTAACAAGTTGTCAGATGGTTAGAAGCATAGAACCAAACCCGAATAAAAAAAGGTATTCAGGAAAACATCTTTCGATGGATAGCTCTCGTTTATCTAGTACCATGAGTTATCAATTCATGTCCGCTTTCACGATTCCCGATACCTTTAAATA